AACCTGGCCCGGAACCAAATTACTGGGAACCCTTTGGCATCACCAATTTGGGCCGCGTCGTGAGCCCTGAAAAAACTCTGTGCCTTCTAGTAAAATGAGTGGAGGAATTGTCCAGCTCGTCGCGACGGGTGCCCAGGACACATGGCTGACTGGACAGCCAGAGGTTTCTTTTTTTCGTTCCAACTACAAGCGCTACACTCACTACGCATCAGCCCGCGAGCGTCAGATTATCCAGGGCCAGCCGACCCCCGGCTCCATTTCCATGGTTCGGTTCGAGAAGAAGGGTGATCTTCTGTCTTACTTGTATCTTACTGCTCGTGATCAGAACGGTGCTCAGGTCCAGAATCTGGACTGGTCCAAGGTGATTGATCGTGTGGAGCTCCTGATTGGTGGCCAGGTGATTGATCTGCAGGACTTCAACTACATGACGGACATCGAGCCGTGCACCGGCGCCCAGACCTTCAACCAGCGCTACCTGAACAACGAGACCCTGACCCCGACGGGCCCGACCAACAAGGCGAACAATTTCTTCCCTCTCAAGTTCTTCTTCTGTAAAGACTGGTCCGTGAGCCTGCCCCTCGTGGCCCTGCAGTACCACGATGTTGAGCTCCGCATCACGTGGTCGAGCGGCCTCAGCAGCCAGGTGAACTTTGGCGCCCCTACCGCGACCAGCATGGGCAACCCGTACGCGAGTGCTAACGTGGCGGCGTCTGTTGTCACGGGTAACGGCGCCGGGTTCGCCGCCTCGAGCAACACGGCCAACCTGGTCCTGACCAGCAACACCTTTGTCGGTCCCCTGTCTTCAGGACTCGTGGTCGGCAACGTGGCGGCGACCTCGGACATTCTGAGCGCGAACGGCCTGTCTGTCGTGCAGTCCCTGTCTAACGTCAGCTCCACGGGTCTGTCCAACGCCGTCGTGTCTTTTGCGAATACCGCTTCGGCGAACATCACGAGCGAGTACCAGACTGGCACGAATCTCGGGTTCTGGCTCCCGAACGCTTCGGCCCTCGTGACCACCGCGACCATCCCGGCCGGCACCACGGCAACCCTGTCGTACGTGAGTCAGCTCCGCTCTTCGGGCATCACCGTCGGGAACATCGTGGTCGGTCTGCCTTTGCCCGGCCCCGTCTACGTGACGAATGTGACCTCGACGACATTCACGGTGGCTTTCCCGGCCACCACCGTGGCAACGACCATCCTGCCCCAGACGCTCGTGTCTTTCGTGAGCTCGACAAGCTCTCAGAACTTGACCTACGCGGGCCTGACTTTCCAGCTCTGGGCCAATTTCGTGTATTTGGACCAGGCCGAGCGTGAGTACTTTGCTCAGAACTCTCATGATTTGCTGATTACTCAGGTCCAGCGCGTGCCCCTGAGTTCCCAGGCTGTTCAGGAGTTGGCCCTGGCCCACCCAGTCAAGTTCTTGGCCTTCCAGTCTCAGGCGTACGGCTCCATCTACCAGTCTGGTCTGAACTCTCTGAACGCCTCCAATTACCAACTCAAGGTGCAGATTAACGGTGTGGATGTCGGAGAGTCTCTGCCTTTGCCCATCTTTACCGACACGAATCAGTACTACCATACCCAGTACGGCTACCTCGGCGGTCACAACGAGACTCCGATCCTGATCTTGCCTTATTGCCTGGACACGAGCAAGCTGCAGCCGACCGGAACCCTCAACTTCTCTCGGCTCGACACGTACCGCCTCGTGGTGCCTACCATGCTCCCGGGCGGTCTGGCGGCCCTCGCGAACCCGTCTGTGAGCTACCCTTACCTGTACGCCGTGAACTATAACGTGTTGCGCGTGCAGAAGGGAATGGGGAGCGTATTATATGCCTCGTAAATTTTTATGGGTACTTTACAAAAGGAACCACGATGCAATTCTGGCCGTGGGTCCTCCTTTTGGGTCTCGTGTTTTTGGTCACGTACGACCCAAGCACGCAGAACCTCTCGAAATATTTTGATGGACCAAGAATAGGAGACGCCAGAAATGCAGCAGTCTCAGAAGGACCTTCCGACGGAACGGCACAAAAGCATAGCAGTTCCGGTAAGTTACAGTAGTGACGGCGGTCCCCCAAAGTTTCTCTTGGTCCACGATAGGCGCTACAAGGAATGGACATTCGTCACGGGCGGGTGTCGCCGACGTGAGATATTCAATCCTTTGCGATGTGCAATTCGTGAACTTGAAGAAGAGACTCGGGGGATCATAAATCTGAAAAAGGGAACGTATTCCTATTTCAGTTTTTCCTTCAAAGATTCGGATGGCGTGAATAACGTGTATCACGTATACGTCCTCGACGTCCCCATGACGCCGGCCGAACAGAGTCAGATAGTTTCAAAGTTTCACCAAGAAAAGGCGAAAATGGAAGGGCACGAAGTACCCTTTCGCAAAAATTACGACGAGAATGATTCTTGCGATTTTGATACACTCGAAGGAATCACGGGTCGTCGGGACCTCTGGGAGATGATACGTACGCACGTCCTGAAGAACCCCCAGTTTCATAAAGTCCTAAGGACGCCCGAGAA